AGGTGCCTACAGCCACCCCATTACTAGGATCGAAATAGCCTTCTTGCAATCGACTTTGTATAAGCAAATTCCGCCCACCCACTGCCAAGGCGTCGAATTTGGCGTTAGTTGTGGTTGTTGCAATCGCCTGCGCTTGATTAGCATCAATTTTAGTCTGATTAATCGTTGTGATATCGGCCGCAGCTTTATCACTTGCTGATTTAATCGTGTCGATACGTTGGCTTAAAGCAAGGTCGGCACTGGCATAACTGTTATTAATCGTCTGTATCTCGCTCGACAAGGCATTTTGCTGAGACTTAATGCCGCTAATCTCTTGCTTAAAATCCGCCCCGTCTTTTTTGAGCGTATCTACATCAATAACCGCATTAGCAATCGCTTGTTTGCTTTTCTCAATATCAGCCACCGCCGCGTTAAGTTTAGCGGTTTCTGATGCTAAGTTTGCATTGGTTACAGACAGATTTTGACTAATCGCATTGACGCTTGTTTCGATACTTGGAATTTTGCTCACACCAATTTCAAGCGCGGGTATCTTGGCAACACCAGCTTCGAGCGTGGGGATTTTGCCAATCGGTGCTGCCAAATCTTGTGCAAGTTGCGTTTGGGTAATTTGACCGCTTAATAGTGTTAATACTTTATCGGCACTGGCATCTGTCATACCACTGACCCAATTTGACCAGTCGCTTACATTACCAAGTTTATCAACAATGCGCCCACGATAGTATTGGGTTAAGTTGCCTTGTAAGCCATTGATAGTAGTGTTATTGGTTGGGTAAGAGTACATGCCCAGTAACACTGCATCTGAACCATTGGCATTGCTTGCGACTTGTATCTCAGTATAATTAGCGTCGCTTGAGCCATTGGCAAATACCCACGACACATCCATGCCAAACAACTTACCCACGGCTTTGATATTCGCAAGCGCAGGCGGTTTACCTTGTTTGCCTGTGATAGTGGTAAGTGCTGAATTGGCGGCAAGACTTGCCACGTCAAACGGTGATATTGCCGTGACACGCGCCTCATATTGCCCAGCATACACACCCACGATATCAGCGGATACGCCTGTTTGCTTGGGCATAACTATCCAGTTACCGCCATCTTTGCGCCATTCAACTTGATAATGACTTGCCATCGCCACTTGTCCCCAACTAATGGTAAGGGTAGTGACGGCTTGCCCTTGGTGCGTAGCAATCGACTGTGACAGATTGACAAAACTAGGCGCATCGATACGATACGCATCATTCACCGTGATTTTACGTGGTGTGACTTTAACGCTTGACTCAATGCCTGCAAATTTTTTAGGTTCGTATTGCACGCCGGTAATCGTAAAGGTTTCATCATCTTTGGTAATCGACATGACCCGAAATTGCATCAACTGCAAATCAGGGCTATTAATCGCCCAAACGTGTTGTGGCTCGATACTATCAAAAGGTTTATCGACAGTGATGACACGCCCATTGACCGCCACAATCGCACGGCTTTCGGTGACGTCTGCCCCATTGATAAGTAGCGTATCGCCAACTTTTGCGACAACATCACGGTCAAGCGTCACGGCATCTTTGGCGGTATTAATTGCAGACACACGTCCGCCGTTGGCTCGGCCTGCAAAGATTTCATCTGATACATTGATGATATCGCCCACTTGTGGGATAAAACCGTCTAAGCCCGTTTTAAACGATACTTGCTGAGTTTCTAATTGCTCAGAGAGTAACGCCCATTGCCCAACACGATACGCTTGGGCTTGTGACGTGCAGCCAAACGCTGAGATATCAAGTTGACGGATGCCAAGGCGTGCAATGGCTTCTTCATCTTTTACCCACTCATAATCGGTTTCAAAATCGTTGTTGGGGTCATCCCAAGCGACTTTTACCACGGTATGACGGTCACGTGCGCGGCTGCCTGTGTATTTGAATAAACCATCGACCACGTTAGCGCGGCTATAGGTAAACACTGGGTCTTTCGGTACATCGGCATTAACGACAATTGACTGCCCATTCCAATAGCTTAATGCCCGAAACACCCCCGCAAGCTGTGACAACACATGATAAGCGTCCTCAGTTTTTTGCAGGTACAGGTTGACCGTAAAACGTGGTTCTTTGCCCCCTTTACCGTCATCCACCATTTCGTCACAATAGCGACCCATCTCATACAGCGACCACTTATCCACCATGGATGCGTCAAGGCGTGAGCCAATGCCATAGCGTTTTGATAGGCACAAATCATAAAACACCCACGCCGGGTTATTGCTGTAAGCTTCAATAAATGTGCCGTCCCATAGGCCGTTATAAGTGCGAGTTTGTGCATTATAATTGCTAGGTACACGGATGATTTTACCTTTTAGGCGCACCGCCACTTTAGCGACATTTTGAAAGGATTTGGCATCGTACTGTAATGCAAGCAACGCGGTATGCGGGTATCGTAATTTGCTGTCGATAATCTCTTGTACCGCGTCAACATACATTTTATCGCTGATATACTCGCTGGTGCTATTTGCGGTAATACGGCGAACACGGATTTGCCAGTCTTTTTTAGCTTTTGACAAGTCAATACGATGGGTACGCACATACCCAGCCGATGCTTTATCTTCGACTTTTGCGCTGAGTACTTCGATCCATGCGCCGCCATCAGTCATCAGATCAATGGCATAATCGATACGATAGCCTGATACATCGCCATTATCCTTATTTGTTTGAGCAAGTCTATCCCATTTAAGGCGTACCGCCACCGCTGATAACTGTAAGTTAGTAAAGGCACGGGTAAAAGAGCGGTCATGGCGTAATTCGACGGATACGCCGATTTCATTGACTACGCTGTCAAACCCTGCAATATGGCTTTGGTCATTGGTACCATTTCTAACGTCAAAACTGACGTTTTTAAAATTATCCACGCCATTGGTTCTAATAGGGGTTTTCTCAAGACGAATGGATTCCGCCCCGTTTGCCAAGCCTGCGATTTCGCCTTCTGCCAAGCCATATAAAATCTTGACAGTTTGGACGCTCGATACGCTGTCTTGTGCAATCACGGGGGTACGTGGGTTGCTTTCACCTTTTTTATGACCTTGTACTAACATTGTTTACCCTTACTTGCTATCTTCTGTGTAAATCCCCGCTGAGCAGATAAATCCGCCCACATCTCGCTCACCGTAGAGTATAGGCACGGGATTGCCCTGCGCCACGGTTGTCACTGCGCCGCCAAATCCATAGTTGGCTTTGTTGCCATCGGGGTCATTTTGTCCCAGTTTTGGGGTTGGCATTAACAGCCCTGCGACACCGCCAAGCATTAACCCCATACCTGCGCCAATTAATGCTTGCGAGCCTGGTACAAATAGACCAACGCCGACCATGATTGCCCCACCAATCACCTGCAGCCAATTAAACGCATCACCACCAGCGCCAACGACCTGCGGCACAATATGGATCACTTCCTTGTCGGTGACATCGTTAAGCTCACGCTCACCAATATTTTTACCCAGCTGCTTTAAGTTTTTGGCTTTGGTTTTATCACCGATAAATACGGCAAACTTTAAGCCCTGTGATTCGCTATCAAGCATAAATTTTTTAAACTTGGGCAACTGACAGGCTAAGGCATGACTGGCTTCAAATGCTGATTGCACATCAAGCCGAAACTGCTTACCAAATTTTTTAGCTAAGATGCCGTGTAAGATAATTAGCTTCATACAAATTCCTTATGACGCACAGTGATTACTGCGCGCCGCTGCCAATTCTCGCCATAGATTTCACGCCGTGATAGTCCGCCGTAGGGGTGGTGTAAGATGATATCGCCCAAGGTTGGCGGTACATCCTCACTTTGTAGCTGATAATCACCCAGATAAATCAGTGCATGATTGACGTGAAAGGTTTTGCCAACACGGCACAAAATCACGTCATGCGGCTGCAAATCATCGACCTGCACAAAGCCTTGTTGCTCAAAATTATCAAGGTATAGACTTGGGCTGTTAGGGTCTTCCCACCACGCATCACTGCGCTCAAAGTCATCAATCTTGATGCCATGCTCGCGCTCAAAGTAATCACGCACAATCGCAAAACAGTCAAGCACACCGTGGTGATACTCTCGACCGACCAGGGGAGCAGTAAATGGCGTGGGGTAATGCGTGTCAAAGTCCTTACCATTGGTAATTACCCACGGCAAGCCATGCACGGGCATTTGTACCTTGTCACTGTCCGATGGCAAAATATCCCCGTTGGGGTGACTATGCACAATCGCTACGATATCGCCCATCGATTCAGCTTTTACCCAGTCTTTGGGGTCAAGGATAAAAACATCATTGCCTTCGCCTAGATTGTTGCATGAGTGATAAATGGTTTTGCGCCCAACTTTGACAAGCAGACCGCAGCATTCTTTAGGCAAACACGCTTGATAGTGCGCCAAGATATCGGACTGATTAGTTTTTGTTAGCATAATACCTCACACTAGCGAGCTTGCTGGATAACCACCAAATGGCAACTCACCATACTCACCAAAGCGTAATTTACAATCAGATAAGCGACCGCCACATTTATCTAACGCAGGGTCATCGGTTGGCTGTCCGTCTTTGGTAAAGCGCGCAACACCCATATAGCCACACTCATCACCGCGATAGCGACCGCATACCGCCCAGTTACAGTAACCTGTGATTTGTCTGAGTGGGATTTTTTGCCCTTCAAAATCGACAGGATTTGATAATTCAAAGCTAACTTGGTTGTGGTCTTCATCAGTTTTTTGCTCGATGTACCAGGTTTGTTTTTTATGCTCACTGCTTGCCGTTGGCTGTCCGTCAAGATATTTAGCAAGCGTATGAATGACCGTAAGCTTTGCCCCGACCAAATCATTAAACTGTAAGCATAGGGCAGACAAGCCGCCTACAATGCCGTTAAACACATTGGCTAAATTCAGCGTCGGTGTCGATGCTTTGCCATCGCCGCGCATTTCAAGCCCATCAGCCGTGATTGCGATTGCATGATAGGTTTTGCCTTGCCAGATGATATCGCCGTCATTGTGACCATGGAAATAAAATACCCCGGCACCGACATTGCTGGCATCAAGCTGATACAGGGTGATTAACCCTGTAACGCCCAACTTTTGAAAGTCATTGTTTAGCATTTACACCACTTTGCCGTCTTTTAAGTCACCATCAGCTTGCACCGCCAAGGTGACAAAGTTTGAGTTATCCGCTTGCTCAACATCTTTTAAAATCACACTGACATGAGATAACGGCTGTGCGCCGTTGTCGCGTGCGTCTTTGTTAAAGTAGCTTGCAAACGTAGCGGTTGCGGTTTTAGCGACTAAGTCATTATCGACTCGCACTAACTCGTGATAAGACATTGGCACAAACCAGACTTTGTGCATGATTGTTTTGTTGATTGCAGTTGCCATAATTAACGGTCCTTTTATCCGTAAAATTGCTCAAACTTGAGCGAGATTTGCCAAAAATTGGCTTTTCGCTGTGGTGTCGAGTAACCGCCACAGGTGTATTGCTTGGTTTGTCCATGTGGGTCAGTCCACAAAAACGGCATGGCGCCCTGGTGAGCGTCGATAAAGTCCATGATTGGCTGTATCACAGTCGCCAAGTCGCCAGTCTTAGTGCCTGACCACGCTTTGCGTTTGTTGTTGATGCC